ACTCGACATAGTTACATCTGATAAAGCCATCCAGTCAGTCTCTTGCAATAAGCTATCACGTTTAGCTCTTACGTTAGCTTCTGCCGTGGCTTGTTCCATATTCTGTGCAGTGTAAGATACTTCCCACTCGTTGCCGTACAGAGGTTGTCCTACCTGATCTGTATCTACTACACCTGTGTCAGGGTCAGTACAGTCAGCTTCAGTCTTCATGCGGATGACTTCTCGTGTAGGCGTACCTACTACAAGTGTTTGTACCAGTGGGTCATATGAAGGTTTAGTTAATTCAGTAACCTCATAGACTGCATACCTACGCAAGATCGTGTTAGGTATCTGTGCAGGAAAAGATGTGTTTGGGTTATCACGGCGAAATTGTCCAATCGTGTATGGAAATTGATCGACATTACCGTTTGTAAGTTTTACGAACATGGTTTCTCCTATGTTGAGTATTGGTATGTTGCGCCGGAACCGCCGGTATAAAGAGCATTATATGCCTTCGACCCATCAGACTTAAACTCAAGACCTGCCGAGCAATCCTCATTTAATACAAAGGACAAGCCTGAATAAGATGCGGTTGAAATGTCAAAATTAGTAGAAAGGTTGAACTGGAAAACGCCACCAGTAGTGCCTCCGCTTACCTCCACAAAGGAAACGAATAATTTATCTCCGGTCGGGCTAAAGAAAATACCGCTAACCTGTGGGCCGTAAGTTGTAAGGCTGGTTATTTTTTTACTATCATAAGAAATAGTTGATAAGTCATACGCTGTTGAAAGGCTATATTGCCAAACTTCATCCACGCCATAATCCGCCACATAACACTTCGACCCGTCGTCGTTAAATGCAACCGAAGTAGGTTCCTCAGAAACTGTCGGCCAACTGGAAAAAGATACACCAGTATAAGTGGCGCTTCCAACATCCCAAGCCGTTGAAAGTGAATACTCAAACATGGCTTCAACACCAGAGCCAAGCATGAACATGGTAGTCCCATCATTACTGAAGGCTATATCACGAGGTTGAGTTTCTTGAGATGATACTGAAAAGCTAGTATCAAGGCTTGATGTTGACAAGTCCCATGCGGTTGAAAGATCGTATTGGTGTATGCTGCCGCTTCCAATGTCCCCAATGTAGCAACGCAGTCCGTCTGGCTTAAATCTAAATATCGTTACAGTAGACGTAAACTCAGACCCAGCCTCTTGGTTGACTGACACCCCATCATACGACGCATTAGCTAAGTCAGGATCAGTCCACGGGTCAATTTCCAAATACCCAGCCGCACCCATTTGCATTAAACGTGATACACTCATGCCATTGCATCCCCTGCTTTAAAGCCTTGGTAGGTAGTTCCACCATCGTCTGTGTAAAAGACCAGCACATCTGTTTCACCTATAGCTGGGCCAGCAGGGGCTGTGCCGCTAGGAAACTTCACTGATGAAGGGTATGTGAAGGTGGCTGTTGATGTAGCTTGTGTGGAGTATTGGTAAACAACAGATCCGCCACCAGATCCGCCAAGAACGTACATTTTACTGCCATCAGATTTAAAGAACATGCTACTTGGACCAGTGGTTTGCGAAGCAACACTAAAGGATCTTATGTAACTAATTGGTGAAACATTCCAAGCTGTACTTAAACTATATTCATAAACAGAATCATTTCCACTTCCAATAACAAACATTTTAGTTCCATCAGAATTAAAAGATAACCCACTAGGAAAAATGTCTTGTGATCCAACTGCTGCACGGCCTGTATAAGAAGCTGTAGATATATCCCAAGCTGTGCTTAAAGTGTACCTATTTACTTCATCTCCATAAGTTGCAGTTACAAACATTACAGTTCCATCGGGTTTAAAAAATACATCAGATGTTGCAGGATCTTGAGCAGAAACACTAAAACTTTGGCTATAAGAAGCTGTGCTTACATCCCAAGCAGTGCTTAGGTCATACTCATGTATAGCATTTGAGGAGCTACCAGCTATGTACATTTTAGTTCCGTCAGGTTTAAAGGATATACCTCCCAGAAAAGTTTCTTGTGTAGCAACACTAAAGTTTTGGTTGTAAGAAGCTGTAGTAATATCCCAAGCAGTGCTTAGGTTATACTCATTAACATCATCCCCATCCAGCCCAACAACATACATTTTTGTTCCGTCAGGTTTAAAAAACAGACCTGAAGCACTTGTTTCTTCCGTTGTCACACTAAAACTAACACTATCATAACTAGCATTAGCAATATCATAAGTCTCAGCCGCATTGCCGCCAGTAAGTTTCAGAGTAAAACCTGCTGCTGTGCCTGATGCTGGGGGGTTACTAAAGGCAAATAAAGTGTTTACTGAGGGAGTGTGACTGAAGTAGTTGCCTGTGGATAAATCAAGGGTAGTGGCTGTACCTGTGGAGTATTGGTAGATGGTGTCATTTGCATAACCAAGAATATACATTTTAAGACCATCAGACTTAAAGAATATATCAGATGGGTCTGTTTCTTGAGAAGATACACTAAAGTTTTGTACATGAGAAGCAGTAGAAATGTCCCATGCTGTGCTTAAACTAAACTCGTTTACATTGTCAGAAGATCTTCCAACAGTAAATAATCCATAGCCATTTGACTTAAAAAACAAACCAGTTGCAATACTTTGATATGATGAAATATCTAGTGTCTGCGAATAAGATGCTGTAGAAATATTCCATGCGGTAGTTAAATTATACTCATATACTTTTCCACCAACAGAAGATCCAACTACGTACATTTTAAGCCCATCAGGTTTAAAAAACATACCCTCAGGAGTTGCGTCTTGAGTGGATACACTAAAGTTTTGTACGTAAGAAGCTGTACTTACATCCCAAGCTGTGCTTAGGGTATACTCATTTATATCATTACCTGTATTACCAACTATATACATCTTGGTTCCATCAGGTTTAAAAAAAACATCTTGAGGAGCAGTTTCCTGTGCAGAAACACTAAAACTTACACTATCATAAGATGCAGTTGAAATATCCCAAGCTGTGCTAAGAGAATATTGAAAAACTGTATCAGATGTTTGCCCTATAACATAAACTTTAAATCCATCAGGTTTAAAAAATAAACCTAGAGGTAGTGTTTCTTGAGTACCAACACTAAAGCTAACACTGTCATAACTAGCACTAGCCAAGTTATACGGGCCAGTACCAGCCGTAACCGTACCTACCTTCTTAGCTCTGTTGGCTTTGAATACACCGCCAGTATAGTCTATTGATACACTCATGCTAAAGCATCTCCTGATACAAATCCGTAATAAGTTGTACCGCCATCGTCCGTATAAAATGAGTACACATCAGTTTCACCATTGGCAGGTGCTGTTGGTGTTGTGCCGCCTGACCAAATAACAGAGGCAGGGTAAGTTATTGTTGCCAATGCTGAAGAGCTTGTGGAGTATTGGTAGATTGCATCGTTTGTGTCACCGACTATATACATTTTTGTACCATCAGACTTAAAAAACAGTTCTTTCGGGCCTGTGTCTTGCGAAGATACACTAAATGAAACACTGTCATATGATGCTGTAGAAATATCCCAAGCTGTTGATAAACTGTATTGATACACTGTTTGATTTACAGTTCCTATAATCCACACCTTGTCTCCATTTGGACTAAAATAAAGAGAATTTGGAGAGCCTTCTTGCGAAGAAACAGAGAAAGATTTACCGGTCTCAAAAGAGCCTGTCGAAACATCCCAAGCTGTTGAGAGGGCGTACTGATAAATAGTATCATTACTAGTGCCAGCCACATAAACTTTAGAACCATCAGGTTTAAAATACGCTGCCCGTGGATTTAACTCTTGAGATGCAACATCAAGAAATTTACTCGCATACGAAGCAGTCGAAACATCCCAAGCAGTGCTTAATGTATATTGATAAATTGCATCTGTACTAGTAGATCGACTTGTTACATACATTATAGTGCCATCACTTTTAAAACTGACCGCCTCTGAAAACGTTGTTTGAGTGCCAGAATCAAATGATTTACTTTCATATGAAGCCGTAGATAAATCCCATGCTGTGCTTAGTGCGTACTGATAAACAGTGTTTTGGCCTAACATATAAACCTTAGTTCCATCGTCCTTAAAGAATAATCCTGTAGGAAATTGATTTTGGCCTGATATACTTAGGCTAACACTGTCATAACTAGCACTAGCCAAATCATACCCAACAGCAACATTAGCTCCTGTCAGTTTTAACGTTGCACTAGAAGATGTACCTGATGCTGCAGGATTGGTGAATGCAAAGGTGGTATTGGCAGTAGGCGTATGGCTAAACACAGAGCCTGTCGATAGGTCCAAAGTAGCATTGCCTGTAACTGTACCAACAGTATCGCCTTCTGTTGTCTCAAAGAAACCTTTGGTATAATCAATAAGCACAGTCATGCCATTGCATCTCCTGCTTGAAAACCGTAGTACGTGGTGCCACCATCAAGTGTGAAGAAGTTGTACACATCTTTTTGTCCTGAAGCAGGTGCAGATGGTGCAGTACCGCCAGCCCATTTCACTGAGGAAGGCCAAGTAAGTGTAACCGTTGCAGAAGGTGCTACCTTCAATGTAAAGTCATATGCACTGCCTGTA